GGAGTAGTGAGCCATACGTGTTGGGCATTCGTATTAGAACGTCAGCAAATCACCCAGAGAAGGATATTTGCGATGAACTTGCAGGCGACTATCCCAAAGATTTCATGTGGCGAGGCTGGCACCCACGTTGTCGCTGCTCCATGTCATCAATCTTGATTGACCGCAATAGCGAGGAGTGGAAACATCTGCGCTCTCTGCCCGAGAAAGAGTATAGAGCTTACAAGTCCCCCAATCTTGTGCCGAACGTGCCTGAGAAGTTCTCTAAATGGTGCGAGCGCAATGCTGACAAGTTAAACTTGGCGCGAGAGAATGGAAAGCTGCCTTACTTCGTGAAGGATAATATGAAGGCTGTTGGAAAGTTCGTAGGCTGGAATGAGGACTCCATTCTGGCAAAAGAGATAACTGAAGTATGCAAGATGGCGCGCGCATCTGGCAAAGAAGTTCAAGGTACAGCGGAATCTATTGCACAAAAGTACGGAGCTAAATGTACACCGATAAACTTTAAGAGCGAGGAATCTATAAGGAGAAAGGTCCTCTTGGAAAGACAAGAAGTTCCTATGTTTTCGCCAAAGAATTTGAAAGATACAGTACGAACAACAATAGTTGCTGACAATAAGGATATTGATTTTATAATCAGCGACTTGGTTAAACATAAATCTTTTGTGCGACTAAAGAAACAGAAAACATCATTAGGCTATGTTGGTAATATAGTTAATCTAATAACAAATAATGGTCTTATAGCAGAGGTTCAAGTAATCACGCCTTATATGATTTATGCTAAAGAATCTCCCAAAATTGCAAAGCAACTTTTGGGAGAAAGTATGTGGAATAAGATAATGCAAAAAACAAAATTAGAAGGTGGACTCGGACATAAATTCTATGAACAATGGAGATTGTTAAATCCGAAAAGTAAAGAAGCTATCGAAATAGCAAAGAAAAGTGTTGAATACTATAGACACTTTAAGAATTAGCTAATTTCCGATATTTACCAGTACGCGGATTCCAATCCCATGTTATACCGAAATTGTCATACTCTTCTTTTGTGATTGGTTCAAGAAAATTCTCCATACTGAAACTTGGAATACCCCATGCTTCTCTTTCATCTTTACCTGCTTTACGTTCTCTAAGGTACTCAATATGTTTTATATAACGTTGGCCATTGTCATCTTCACGTACAACGGCATCAGCTTCATAATTTGAGAAATATTTCATACAAAAAAATAAATAAAAGATACCCATGGTCAGCCACTCGCATCCCACTGTCTTGTTTCATACACCATTCCGTCAAAGGAAAAGCCTTGTCCGCTGTTAGGTATCTTGTCATGTTAATGCAAAGTTATAAATTAAATTTATATGTAGAAGTTTCACGCATCAATTTTCCAAAGATATTGAATATCCCCACCGCCTAAAGTAAGCGTCACGTCAGGCTCGGCCATCAAGTCACTTTTTTTGAATGAGAAATAATACAGCGACCTTGGCTTAAGCTCGCCACTGATTATCTTCAATTCGCATGATGACTTCATATAGGCTGCACCAGTGACCAAATCCCATCGGAGCAGGTCTTTCAGAAATTCTTTTGCTTTCATGTTGTTTAATCTATAAAGTCGTTGAATGTTGTTACCTCTGTTCCACCATCATAGAAAGGCTTCTTGTCGCAAATATAGCCCTTCCAAGAGCCATATTCGTATATACGAAACATGTGGTATCCAGCATTACGAAGAGCCTTAAAAGCTGCTTTCATCTCCTCGCCATTAAATCGGATATTAACGTCACTGACAGATGCTTCGTAGCCACCAAACCCGTAGGCTTTACCGCTTCGTTTGTAGACTCTGACGTATAGAGTTTTGCCTCTGTACGCGTTTTGTCTCTCTGGGTGAAATATGCGCCAGACGCAAGTGCTGAGAAACGCATCGCAAATGTATTGTACAACCTCTTGACGTACTTCTGTTGGCTGTACATAATCGTTCTTTGGTATGTTTACTGTTATTTCCATTGTCGTTGTGTTGTATTAAATTCGTGTGATTGTTTTTGCTGTCTCCTCTCCCCATAGTTCAACTATTATGTCGTAGGCTTCCTTGTTACCGTCCCAAGCGTACATGCACTCGCAGTTATTGTATTCAAAGAAATACACCTCTTGTGGGTCACAATTAGCTTTTATTTCCTCGTCCCTTTTTGCGAAGTAATCAAAAAAGGTCTTATATCTATCGACATCGGGGTGCGTCTTGTATCTGGCGTTGTAATAGAATGAAACAGTCTTAGCATTAAGCATTACTACGCTGCCCTCGGTGCAAGACCAGTCAATAAAGTATTCAAGCGTGCCTTTAGTCGTTTGAATGTGCCTTATCGCTTGTGGGTTCTTGGCCTTGGTCCTTGCATAGCTTTTGGCGAAACGTTCTTTAAGGCCGCAATTCTTAGCGTGTATGTAAGCATCTTGGTAGTTCATGATGTATTCGTTATCCTCTTTCAATTTTGCTTCTTCTTCGTTCATAGCTGTTTTTTGTTATAAGCGAGTGGGCATTGCACCCACTCGCGAGGTTGATATGTTTAGATTGAGTATTGCTCTTCAAGAAACTTGACCATTGCTCTATTCTGTGGCAGCATGTCAGGTATATTCATGCTGTCGGCCTTATAAAGCTCTGTTGCAGCGTTATACACGTCCCATACAGTTGTTTTATTTGTGTTGTGGTAGTTTATAAGTAGCAACTCTGTAAAGCGCGAAATTTGCGCCTGATTGAGCGGATAAACGACTGGCTCTTTGATAGCTTTGTTCGATGTGTCGCACTTTACTCGGATAGCTGTAAGCATGCCAATTAGCGTAAATACTTGCTCGGCCGTGAGTTCTATGCTTTTCATACGTTCCATTCGCTCTCTGTCGCTTACAATGATATGGCGTGCATCAACGAGCCACGACTTGATAACATCAAGTACGTCTTGCACGGTAATCTTATCACCTCGCCCAGCACCTTTTTCGGCATACGTTGATATGTAATTGCTCGCATTGAGCATACATTGGTTATGGCATATCTTGACCATATTGCCAAATCCAGCCTGAATGCCTTTTTGGTGGAATGCAATAGCGATATTCGTAGTGTTCTCACTGTCATCAAAATCGCTTATTCTTATGTTTGCGAAAACGCGCCTCAAAATGTGTGCTTCTACTGCCTTATCTCCGTACTGAGCTTCTACCTGCGGAAGTAGCACAACACCTGGCTGAGCGCGGTCTTTGTTCTGTGCTGCAAACAAGTCGTACACTTCAACATTGAAGTGTTGCTCGTTGCACATGTTAATTACTTCGTTGAGCAACTGGAAGTGATAGATGCCTTTCAAAGGGTTATTGTATACATCGTTTTCCTTGTGCGTGCGTTCGAGCTGTTCCAGTGTAATTGTCTGTACTTTTGCTTTTTCGAAGTCAAAAAACTTATTATCCATTGTGTTATATATTTTAGAGTTGTTGTTTTCAAATTAAAAATGCGCTTAACGTTATCGCCCAACGAATTGTGACAGCAAAGTGCGAGGTGTACGTTTCGCTCCCAACTGGGATAAGTCTGACTTATGCACTCGTGCAACTATTCAGAGGTATCTCCTTTTCTAAGCATCTTAACGTTTAGCTTCAACGTTTGGCTTATTTATTGTTCACGCCAAACAAGAACGTTCTATGGCTATCCAAACACAGCTCGCCACAGATGAAGCCGAGTTTTTTTGTCAGGTGTTTCTTTCACCCCACGGTATGCCTGACCGCCCGCTGTTGTATACGGTTTTTCTCTACAATGGTGCTTGGATTGCACCTACGGCTTTTTAGTTGTATTGCTCAACCCTCGTAACGATAAGGTACGGTATACGTTTTCTCGGTTTGTAACGTGTTATCTCACGGCTGGTTAACACCACAGCTTTCGGATTTACTCTTATCTGAGGTTTACTTTCTGCTTTTTTGAAGGGAAAGCGCAAAGAAATTCTAAGAATCGCCCGTACCCTATTCAAACGTTTGTCTTGTAGGTGTGAGGGGAATCGAACCCCTCACGCTGCCTTTCCAGCTCACCTTAATACTCTTTTATTACAAGGTGCTTTCTCCACGCGTTTAAGAAGGTTATTTTGAAAACTTCTTCGCCAATGTAAGCGCAGGCCCCTGAAATGGGGTTGAATAAATACCCATCGTCGTAAACGATGCTCGCTTTGTTGTATTTGAATGTGCAATATTTCATTTTAGTCCAAGTTAAGATATTTAGATACTTTGTTTACGAGGCTCTCTATTGAAGAGTGGAGCGAAGAGTTGACAGCGTAATCAACATTCTCCTTGCAATAAGAAACGAGGATTTTCCTGTCATGCCAGCGAGTTATTATTACATAGAAGTCGCCATTTCTGACCTCTCCTGTAAACTGATTGTACAAGCGTTCTCCGCAATTGTCGAAGGTTATTGCTTCGTATAACCCTTTTTTATTCACTGGGGTAATTGTCTGTCTCATTGTTGTTTTGTTTTAGTTGTTTTATTTTCTTCTCCAACCGAAGTTGTATCTTTTTTTGAGCAACATCTGAGTTTTCTTGTGGTTCTCTTTGCGCCATTCGCTCCAACCCGTCATATTTGGTTCTTTAATTTTGTTTGAATCTGTAAACATTGTTGTTTTGTTTTATTGTTTGTTACTTTGTTTCTTAATTGCGTTGCAAAGATATAACTAAAAAGTAATACAGCAAAGAAAAATAACGGAAAAGTAATATTTTATTTTCTCACATCTAACGAAATATCTCTATATTCGCGTAAAACTCAATGAGTTATGCGAGATTACAGAAATGAACTATTAAACAAGTCAACCTCGGCAGAAAAGTCTGTTTGCCGAATTTTGGACAAGTTGGGCGTGAAATTCATACGCCAGTACAAGATACAGACACCCCGTAAGACATTCTACATAGACATATATGTTCCAGCCCTGAACGCCTGCATAGAGGTCGATGGTAAATACCATTTTACGGACAAGCAAAAGCGGCTTGACAACAACAGAAGTGCTTGCATAAGAAGAATTGGGCTGTCAGTAATTCGGATATGTAATACAGATGCATACTCGGCCAAATCTGTGAAATCAATGCTGCAAAGGCATATTTTGCGGCAAAATCGAAAGAAAAACAAATAATGCGCAGATGTGTGGCTTTCTTATTATCTACATTTGTTATTGTATAATTCAATTAAATCTATGAACAAGAAAGTATTTAACGCACTTAAGACCTTGTATGCAGACAAGGGGTTGAGTCAGACAGAACTGGAGGAGTTGGCTGGAATTGTTGGCCAAAATCTCAGCGAAGATGCAAGCGAAGACGATATTAACAACGCAGCAAGCGGTGTTTCGGCCTATGTAAACATCATGCAGAAGTTCGGTAATAGATGCGCATCGGCGGTAGAAAACAAATACAAAGGCTATGTTAAGCCAAACGTGAACCCAGAACCACCTAAGAAGCCAATAGAAGAAGGACTTACGAAGGAGCAAGTTGCAGAAATGCTCAGGACTGGTATTGACGAAGCCTTAAAGCCTTACAAGGAGAGAGAGGAACGACAAAGGTTGAACGGTATTCTTGCAGGTCAAGATAAGCTAAAAGGCATTCCGTCTAAATTCGTTGGCCGTTACAATCTCGAAAAAGAAGAAGATGCCGCATCACTTGCATCACAGATTGAGCAGGATTATGCAGAAGAACGCAAGGCGATATTATCATCACTCGGACTTGCCGATATTCCATTAGGCAATGGTGGCGAGCCTGACAGCGATGAGGACTTCGCGAAGAAAATGCAAGATGCACAGAAAGCACTTGCAAAATCTTAAAAACCAAAACGAATAAAACATGATATACAAAGAAACTAAACCGACCAATATTCAAGAGGGCGTATGGGACGAGAAGTCTTGTGTTCGCAGACAGAGCGGTTTCAATCTTGACCAGACTGGACTCCCTGCAACATTGAAGTGGTTACCAAAGGGCGCACCTCTTGCACTTACAGCGTCAGGCAAGGTAAGTGTATGCAAGACAGCAAAGGTCTACGAGGCAGCAGCTAAATCAGCAACAGAGGTAAAGGTGTATAAGGGCCATCTCCTCGCTGTTGGCGACAGCCTTGCAGGTTCTGCAATCTCTGCTATTGACACAAGCAATGCAGACTTTGACAAGGTTACAGTTGCAGCGTTGGCAGAGAAAGCAGACAAGGACGCAGTTCTTGACAACGGAAATGCCGCAAAGGTTATCGGCCTTAATTATGCGAGCGTAGAACTTGATGGTATGCAGAGTTGTACCCCGACCTTGCAGGCTTACGAGATTGAGGAAGATACACTTCCTTATCCAATTAACGATGCTATCAAGGCCGCATTAACCTCGCGTCACGCATTCAAGATTAAGTAACATAAAAGAACTTATAAAAAAAGAACATATATGGATTCACTGATAAAAAATCTTGAGAAGCCGAAGCGATTTGACTGCTTCATTCAAGAGCAGATGAAGAACTCTACCTATATCGCAGAATGGAAGAGTGAAATTCGCTCTGTGGAATATTGCGCAGCAAAGATATATCAGGCATATCTCGCTGAATATGCTGCCGCAATGGTCGGTTCAATCATTGCAAAGGACGCAGAGAAGCCCACACACCAGATGCCAACTGCAAATATGTTGATGGGTTCTCTGAGCCGCATCGCAGACGAGTGGCAGATGGATAACGACCGACTGGAGCAGTTTTATTACCTTGAAGGCCGTTACAAGGACAAGGAAGCAACATTCTCACAAGAGCAAAAGCAGGTGGAATACGCCAAGCTCGTCAAGTTCCTGTTTGACCCATTCGAAAAGGCTGTAATTGCTCCACACAAGCGTATTGATATGCTCTACTTCGAGGGCTTGTTCAACGGCACGCAGACCGTAGACGGAACTAATAACAAGAAGTCGCCAGTGTCGTACACATACGACCTTGGTGTCAAGCGTTTCAAGGCCAAGGTCGCAGCATGGGGAACGGAAACTGCAACACCTTTGAGCGACATTCAGGAGATTGTAGACTATCTCGGTTCTAAGGGCAAGGTGGTGCGCAAGATGCGTATGTCAACACGTACTTTCCGCAAGATGTGCAAGGCCAAGGAACTCAAAGATGTGTTCACACTGAAACTTGGCAAGGTAGAAGTCAATAACGCACGAGTATCTTACAACGAGGTAAATCAGTACTTGCAGACAATTCTTTTGCCTGAAATTACTATCGAAAAGGATAGATACTGTCTGTTGCAAGACGACACGTCAATCAACATGACACGTGATGACAGAGTTGTGTTCCAGTGCGCGGACAATGTAGCTGTGCTTAAGGTTTCTGACCCCCTCGAAGCGATTGACCCTACCCCGAACAAGGTCTATTCAGTATATGATGACAACCATGTTGGTATGTGGCGAAGCGACAAGGGCCGTTTTATCGACTACGAAATGTGGGCTAATCCCGTATTCACTGGCAAGGAAGATTTGTATATCCTCGAAACGGATAAGACGAACTAATTGGTATTTCATTGTTGTTTTTAGGTTGTTATGAATAACAGAGAAGCAGTTGCGGCCACTATTGAGCCATATAGTGTGTCAGACGATAGCATTGATAAGGCTCTTATTGATGCAGGTGAACGCTTTGGCGAAAATCCCCCCGAAACAGAATACACGCTGCAAGGCAAGAAGTGTGTTGCACTTGCTTCGATGTTATGTTTGTCAAGATTGCGTGTTCTCGCAGCGGAAAACATAGGCGGCATATCGCAGACTTATGCGGTGAACAAATTGGAAAAATCTATACAAGCAATAGCAAGTGATGCAGGAATATCCGCAGACCTTGTGCTTGCTGATGATAGTGAAAATGTTGTTAGCTGTATATCAATATGAGATTAGAGGATAAAATAATACTCGAACGTGTTGTTGCTGGGCAAGATGAACAATTAAACCCGACTGAAACAATACAGAAGATAGACCTCGGTAAATGTATCATAACACCGAACTCGTCAGCAGCCAAAATTAAGGGCAATGACGGTTCTGATTATGTTTACAGTTATCTCGTAATCATGCGAAAGCCTAAAGATATAACGCTGATACCGCAAGCGAACGAAAAGGTAAGGATAACAAAAAAAGATGGCTCTATTGACATGATGTGTAGGGTGTCAGGTTTTGTAACCTTGCGTAGATGGTTAAAGATATGGCTGTAGAAGCATTTGGATTTGACGAAGTCTTGCGTAATTTAGGTTCAAGTGATTTGGCAAGCGAACAGTCCGCACCCGATACGCGTATATTGCGTGAGTTGCAAGTAATCGCAGAAGAAGCTTGCAATATGGCCAGAGATACGTATCCGTCACGAGCAAGCGGAGGATATGATGACCACACCCGAAACCTACGAGGAAGCATTGGATTCCGAATTAACTTCAGAGGCGAAGAAGTCGTGAGAGGTGGCTTCGATGGCAGAGGAAGCGAAATCGGAGAAAATGCAGCGAATGGCGCACTATCTAAAACGATTATAGATAACTCAACATGGGAGATTATAATCGTAGCTGGAATGGAATACGCGCGCTATGTAGAAGCCAAGGGTTACAATGTTATATCATTTGTGCAGAATTATCTTGACGAGCAAATCAGCAAGCTAAAACAAGATATCAAAAAAGGTAATATATGAATGGAATGCAGGCCGTTACAAACCTATCGGAGTATATCGCAAAGAATATTGTCGATATTAAGGTGTTCAAATTTGAAAAGCCTACGAACTTCGAGGGGGATTACATTTGCCTGAACTATCTGAATATATCATACGGCAGAGCAGTCAATACTTCTTGCATTGTAAACGTTAATCTACACGCAACCGACATGACTGACAGCCAGCCCGATACAAAAAAACTTCAAAGCATGAGTGAGCGCATATTCAGCCTTATACCTTGTCGTAATATAGACACAGAGGACGATGAACGCGAGCTTATAATCGGTGGGGCTTGGTATAATATCGAAAGTGACAGCAACTGTATCAAAGACAATGACGGCACACATTTCATAAATATAAGAGTTCAAGTAACATTTACGAATTAAAATAGAAAACAATATGGCTAACAAATCAGGTGCATGGGGTATCGAGAGCGTGAAATTTGCTCCTCTTGTAGACAGCCCTACGGCTGATACTGCTGGGGCAAAGTCCCCCTTCCCAACAAGTTGGGAAGAATTTAAGCTGAAAGCGATTGTTAAGGACTCGCTTAGCTTCAACGACCAAGCACCCTCTACAAATAACATCGAAGTAGAGGACAGTGACAATTATTATGCAGTACTTCAGAGCGATGCTGGCTCAGAGGGATTCACTGTTCAGGTGTACGACATGAGCAAGGAAGCATATATGTTCTTCTTTGGCTTCAAGGAGGGCGCAGCAAGCGGAGCTGACAAAGACTATCTTGTAGAAAACCCTAAATTTAAGCTCCAAAATCATGCCGTGCAAATTACCACAAAGGGTACAGATGAGTTCCCCTCGCACATCTTTGAGTGGGCGAACATGAAGCTCGTTGTTACAAAGAGCGGCAGTATTGGTAAGAGTGGTTTCCCCAACATCAACATTGAATGCACGAAACAGGCTGTATTCGATGTTAAGACTGGCGAGGAGATGCCTTCGGCACGCCATAAGGCAAACGCAGGTTCAACAAGCAGCAATACAGGCCACGACCATTCAACAGTAAGTAAGAACAGCTAAATTCCCACCATCATATTTTTAGCGGTAGCGACATTGGGCCGCTACCGCTTTTTCATTAACACCTATGGAACAAGAAAATAAGACATCATCAGTATTAGCGGAGAAGGCAATTTGGGTACGATTTGGACTCATTCCTTTCCGCATTCGTCCTCTCACCTTGACTCAGATATGGGAGATTGGCGAAAAGGTGCAAGAGTGCAAGCAATTAGAAGTTGAAGGCCGATTTAACGCGATAGAGAAGATGCTTTCAGCGCATCAAGACATAAGAACGCTGCAAAAGATAGTCGTGAAGGCTGTTTTCCGTTCGTCTGTTGCAAGATTTTTGCTTGGCTGGTATATCCGTAAGCATACAACAATGAAACGCTACAAACAAGTGATTTCTTTCTGCTCGCAAAGTTTTAATGCACCCTTTTTTTTTCAATCTATGATTTTCCTGCGCGGCGCAAAGCAAGTGACGATGAATACTCACGAAGCACCTCTCCATGGGGCTTCGTAGGAGGAATAATGAAGTACTTCCGAATGAGTTACGAAGAAGTCGTGTTCAGACGGAGCTACATTAACCTTATACTACTTAACGCTGCAATCCCTGGAATTAAGCCACTTGACGAAGAGGAAAACGAAACAGAGAACCAGCACAACAGCCAACAGAAACCAAGTAAGAATTATATAACCAACGACAACGGGAATAGCTTTTTCTCGTCCTTAATGTAGAAAAGTATATGGCAGAAGATATAGATGGCGCATTGGGCATACGTGCCACGATTGACGCAGATGATGTAAAGAGAGGCGCAGATGAATTCATTGATGCCTTGATGAGAATGCAAATGCAAGCAAACAATGCGGCAAAAGCTATCTCGTCAGACGTTTCGCTTATGACGTCCAAATTGTCGAAGTCAGATGAAGGTATGGCCAAACAGGCCAACAACGCAGCTAAGACGTCAGCGGAAATCAAGAACCTTGGTAACAGCTATTCACAAGCCAGTTCTAAGGGCGAAAATCTTGTGAGTACATTGTACAAGATGCAAGATGCTGGCGCAACAGCAGATGCAATGTTTGCATCTCTTGCGAAATCTGCAGCGAGTTTCGGTGTTGCTTTTTCGGCACAAGAATTTGCTTCTCACGTGACCAATATCAGAGGGCAATTCCAGCAGATAGAAATGGCGTTTAACACAATGCTCGGAAGCGAACAGAAGGCCTCTGCACTCATGCAACAGATGGTGAATACAGCGGCTTCTACACCGTTCGACTTGCAGGGGGTTGCAAATGGAGCAAAGCAGTTGTTAGCCTATGGACTGGAGGCAAATAAGGTGAACGGAACACTTGTTAGACTTGGTGACATTGCAGCAGGACTGTCAATTCCTCTTAATGACATTATCTACTTGTATGGCACAACAATGAGTCAAGGGAGACTCTATGCTCAAGACCTTATGCAATTCACTGGCCGTGGTATACCTATGATTGCAGAACTCGCTAAGCAATTCGGTGTTTCAGAAAGCAAGGTAAAAGACCTCGTATCAGAAGGCAAGGTCGGTTTCCCCGAAGTCCAAAAAGCTATCGAGGACTTAACTAATGAGGGCGGCAAGTTTGGTGGCCTTATGGAAGCACAGAGTAAGACGTTGACAGGACAACTCGCTAATCTTGAAGATAACATAGATATGATGTTTAACGAGATTGGAGAGAAGTCTGAAGGTGCTATTGGTGGGGCCATAGAACTCGCGGCTGACATGGTAGACCACTATAAAGAGATAGGTTCTGTTATAATTAGTATTGCAGCAGCATGGGGAATGAATAAGGCTGCAACGGCAGCAGTTGCAGCCGTTAATAATGCCGCAGCAAGTCAAGAAATTGCAAACCTTGAACAAGAAATTGCGCTCATACAGCAAAAGAATGGAATATCTGCTCTTGACAATGACCTCGGTCAGCAAGTGGAAGGTGGAAGTATAGACCTTAACAAGGCGAACCAAATACAAGAATTACGCAATCAGCTAAAAGCATTACACGAGGAAGAAGTACAAGCAGCGCAGGACGCTTTCGATACAGCTAATAAGGCATGGGAGGAAGCACAATCTTCTTTTGCTTCTGCTTCAGCTGGTGTAGAAGATGCGAAAAATGTTGTTGATGCCACAAACGAGCAGATAGACGCAATAAACGAAAAAATTGCAGTTGCATTCAACGAGGGTGACGCAGAGGCTTTTGCGGCAGGAGAAGCAGAATTGGCGGCAGCAACGAAACAACGAGAAGCAGCGGCAGATAACCTTTCCACTGCATCTAAGGCGAAAGAAACAGCAGCAACTAATGTGCAAGCAGCGGCAACAGCAAAAAATACGGCTGCAACGAATTTAAGTTCAGTGTCCAAAAGGGCTCAGGTAGTTCAGCAGAATATAGACACAGCATCAAAGTCCGCGAACTCTTTAGCGACGAAAGCACTCACTTGGGCTACTGGGCAGTTGACAACTGCATTCAATGGCCTTAAGGCGGCCTTCGCATCTAACCCGATAGGAATGGCTCTTACAGCTATTTCTATCGGTATAGGCATATTCTCTGCTTTCTCTGATAGTACAGAAGAAGCGACAGAAGATGTAAAGAGATTCGGTGAAGAAGCAGTAAAAACTCAATCAAATGCAACGACACTGCTCGCAGTCGTTAACTCAGTTGACAAAAATTCAAAAGTATACAAAGATAGCATAGAAGAACTTTGCGGCATATACGATGAGTATGGTATCAAGATAGACGAAGAAAAAGACAAATTATCGCAAGTAAACCAATTCAGGGCTGAGCTGATTAAACTCATTCAGCAGGAGGGGCAAGCAAGAATAAATGCTAATGCACTTGAGAGCTACAACAAGAGTATTGAGAAAGAATCGAAAGACCTAAAGGATAAATTACAAGAATCTTTTTCAAGCGGTTGGGACGCGATAGATAAAGATGCAATGCACAGGGATTTCGCCCCAGGGGAAGAAATGTATGAAGCTAATATTAAGGTCGGAGAACAATGGAAAAAATTCTCAGAGATGTCAGAGCAGGCTTCTGTTGTTGCTACATCAATCATCACATCGTACGCATCTAAATGGAAAGAAGCTAACGGAAATGTAAGCGAGCAGAATAAGCTATTATCTCAGATGTACTCATCATTCAAGGGACAGATGGGTAACATGGGAGTTGATATTACATACCTTAAGACTGGATTTAGTGATTATGCTAAATCGGGATTAAACAATATTGCGATGTTGATGACAGCGCAGGCGCAGTATGCAAAGAAGGTTCAAGAAGATAGTGACAGAGCAGCAGCAAAGCAGAATGCAAATAATGACATCACGAAGATGTCAGTTGAAGATTTAATTAAGAAATACAACGAAGCATCTACAAGCGTTTCAGACCTTGGAGATAAAGAAGCAAAACCGAAAGTAGATTCTTCGGACGCAGAAAAAGCAACAGAAGAACACGACAAGGCGTCAAATGCTTCTGACAACTTAGACAAGAAGAAAGCGAAGCCTAAAGTAGATGCAAGTGATGCAGACATCGCAAAGACAAAAGTTAATACACTCTCCAGTTTGCTTGCAAAACTGTCTGGCACACAATGGTATGTTAAGATTAAATCGATATTCGACAGGAATGCTCCGTCAAAAGGGAATAAACCTCAAAAGACAAATGGATTATTCTCTAATTTCCCGAGCAACAATAATCTTCCATGGAATAAACCGAAACAACCATATAATGGGCCTTTTATAACACCACAAGCAAAGCAAAATGCGCAACAGCCTCAGAAGAAAACAAGCAAAAAGCAAACAACGAAAGCAAGCCAGAATTCTCAAAAAGAATACCTAAACCAAATAAAGAAAAGATACACTGACCAAATAGAAAATGCTCATTCTAATGATGCGATTGATGCGATAGTCAAGGACCTAAAAACCCAAGTTAGTTCTGCTGACGATAGGACGGAATTGCGAAAGGTGTTGGTCGGGCTCAAAGCAAAGGCACAGGATAAGCAAAAGAAGTTGAATAAATCTGCTGGTAATGAGACTGGAGGCGGTAAAAAGAGTGGTAAGAAAGGGACAACAAGGACGAAATCTGCCGCAGAAATAAAATCTGACAGAATTTCAATTCAGAAAGATGCCAAGGAAAAAGAAGGTAACGAGATTGCTAAGATGCAGCAAGAAATTACTGATGATAGCATAAAATATATGGACGAATCTCTCAACAAGGAGATTAAGGAAATAGAAAATAATAAGAACAAAGAAGAAAAGGCGTTAGAAGATTGGCTAAATGCGATTATAAAGAATAGAAAATCTGTATCAGAAAAATTGTGGAAAGCAGGAAATCACAAGAAAGGTGAAACTTGGCAGAACACAAAGGACGGAAAAAAGACAGATGCCCAGTGGAGAGACGAAGTGTTATCTGACACCAATATTTCCGCTGTCTATAATAAGCGCAAGAGTCAAATAGTTGATAATGCTTCAAAGGATAAAGCGACTGCAATAAAAGAGCATTTTGCTGAGTATGACAGTCTTTCCGATAAAGAAAAACAAATGAAGAAATTGAGGGCCGATATACAATTTCTTGAGAAAGAATTGCAGAAGGCCACTGACGAAGCAAGCAAAAATGAAATTGAAAAGCTAAGGAAGAATGCCCAAGCCCAGCTTGATTGGGTGTCCCAATCCAAGGACGCATGGAATGACTATTACGAGAAGTACGGGACATTCTTGGAGAAACGCAAGGCGTTGGGCGAGAAGTTTATGTATGAGACAACTGGTCTTGACCAAGACTCAGCGCAATACAAATTAAAAGTTGAGGAATTTAAGGCTGCGAATAAAGCCCTTGAATTTGAAGAAGTCAAGAAGCAGCTGAATTGGGAGGACGTCTTTGGTGACCTTAGCAGTCTTAGCAAATCTGCCTTGGCAGAGCTACAAAGTCAGCTTGAAACACTAATCAAGAACGATAAAAATCTCTCAATAGAAAGCATTAAGGCAATCAACGAAGCAATAAATAAAGTCCGCGATGAACAGACAAAGAAAGGCTCACTTATAGGCGGATTATTTACTTCGGTACGCAATCTGAAAGAGAAGTCACAAGCGGCAAAGACTGCACAGGCACAAGTTCAACGTGTTGGCGGTGGAAGTCTTTGGAAGAGATACCAAAATGCTTCATCAGCAGAAGAAAAGGCAGAAATACGCGCTGAAAAGGTATATGACCCTGTATCTGGCGAGCTGAAAACATTTGGCGATATGCTTGACAAAGCTGCAAAATCAACGAAAGACTTATCAGATGCGCAGAAGACAGCGCAATCCTCAATTAAGTCAGTCGGCAGCGGCTTTACTGCAATGTCGAATATGGGCAAGGACGTATCTAATATGCTCGAGAAGTTCGGTGTGACAATGCCCGAAGGTTTAGGAACCATGTTCGATGGCATTGGAGAGATAGGTTCAGCGTTTGATGGATTCGACTTGACGAAGATTGGGTCTTTCCTTGATATTGGAAATTACGTACACGCTATCACTGGCGTATTCAGTGGAATCGCAGACGTATTTTCGGGAATGTTTAAGATGATATTCGGTAAAAGCGACTCACTTAAAGCCTATGAGAATGAAAGGAAACATTACGAAAAGCTGTCGGGTATATGGAGTGACCTTATAGAAAAAAAGAAACAATACGTTGAAATGAGTTTCGGAGATGGTGCAAAGGAAGCTATCAAAGAAGTGGAAGCATTATACAAGGCCGAAGAAAAGTCGCTTCAAACACTTGCGACAAAGTATCTGCAAGTACGTAATACAGGTGCTCACAGCTACGGTTACCGCATAGACCGCGACCTTGGAACAAAGGGCTTGCAAGCAATGAGCCAAGCGGCAGGCGTGCAGATTAACAGCGTGTCTGACCTAACGAACCTCAGCTACGACCAACTTGTAGCAGCCAAAGGCGCAGACAATGGCGAATACTGGGCGAAGCTCCCCGTGGAAATGCAAGACTACTTGGACAAGCTGATTGAATGCAAGAAGGCTACGCAAGACTTCCAAGAGGACACGAAAGAGAAGATGACAGGTATCAAGTTCGATGATATGTACTCAAACTTCATGTCGGTTCTCGAAGATATGAACAGCGGTGCAGACGATTTCGCTAATTCTGTAAAGGACAAGATGCGAAAGGCCCTCATTGATAACACGATGGGTAAAGAAGTCGAAGCATGGACAAAGGATTTTACTGAACGCTATCAGAAACAAGTAGAGGCCGATGGCGGCAAACTTACCGAGGAGGACGCGCGTAAGTTTCAACAAGAACTGGAAGAGAAGAGCAACTACTTTACCAATAAGAGAAACGACACACTGAACAATGTCGGGCTTGGTGGTGAAGCGAGTGACGGGTCGCAGACGAAAGGCTTTGCGGCAGCGTCAGAGAGCAGCATCGAGGAACTTAGCGGCCGCGCATTGGCACAGACAGAAGCATTGTATCAGATACGTGATAATCAACTCATTGACACGCTGAAATACGACAAGATAAATGACAGCCTTTGCCAGATGATAAATATCGAAAGAGGCAGAAATGAGTATTACGACACCTCAATAGAGATACAACGTACTTCTGTAAGTCATCTCGCTGCAATAGAAAAGAATACAAATGAGCTGTACAGCATGAATGAGCGACTTGCTAAAATAGAAAAGAACACGCGTAACATATAAGAATATGACTGGACAAATTATAATCAACGGAAAGGATATTTGGTTGAACTATAAGGCACAACCTCTGAAAGGTACTTACAACACACTGCAAGGCAACTTGGAAACGAAAGAAGTAATAAGCAACGAAAGTCGCCTTGAAAATGGAGTAAGACTCGTTATAAACTCGGATAGTATAAAGGTGCAGAAACGCGAGTTTTCACTCACTTTCTTACTTGAGGGAAGTACGTACAGCGAGATACAAGCTAATACAGACCTTATGCTTGGCGTATTGCGAAGCGGTATGATTAACTTTGAGGCAAGACGAATCGGGCAGACATTCAAGCTACTTTTTCGCAAGGTTGAAGAAATCACGGATTACAGACGAGATAAATTCAGAACAATCAAAATCAAGTTCCTTGAACCGAACCCGACAGACCGATAAAACTGCACTCTGAATGACATTACCAATATACAGCCCCAAAGGCAAGTTATTGTACGAGATGCCCAACATCTTTGTTGGTTGCAAAGAACGCAAAGAGCTAATGAAGGAAGATTACGTGGAACTGCATTTCAACCTCGCAGAACCCGTATTCTTCCCCATTGGCTCATATTGTACGTGGAATGACAAGGTGTATCAAGTCACAGAGATACAATCACCAACATACGACAGCAACACGGGCGGTTATCAGTATGAGCTGAAACTCGAAGCATACTACTTCGCGTGGAAGAACAGAATGTACAAGTACAAATCGGAGTACAACAACACGCTGGAGGCGTCATTCAACCTCACGGCCAACCTCAGAGAACAGGTCTACACCCTTGTGCGCTGCCTTAACGATGTGGAGGGCATGCTCTATAATGGTACGGACAAATACGATTTTGACGTGAATAAGGTTGATGACGATGTCTTGAAAAAGGTCAAAACGCAATCTTACTCGTCAGTTAACTACATTGATGCGCTGGCACAGATAGCAGAGGCTTGGGACACTGAATGGTGGGTAATAGAAAACGTGATACACTTCGGCAAGTGCCAGGACGCAGAGGGAACGAATGTGGACTTTATCCTTGGCAAGAACGTCGAAAGCATGGACGGGTCTAAGAGCGAAACAGACTACGCAACGCGTGTGTATGCCTTTGGCTCTTCAAACAATCTGCCTGCAAACTGGGATAAAGGTGATGTAGAGCTTACCGTCACGGGGCTGAAAGGAACAACAGACAGTTGGTATTTCAGCTCCGAATATCCGTTCTACTCCGAGTATTTTGACAAAGTAACGGAGGTAAAGGTAGATAATAACTCATTTAAGAATTTTGGAAAGGCTGCGATAGACAGAACAACATTCAATAATGATAACTTCACGAACAGACCTGCAGTATTCTACTTCGAGGTAAAACTTGCAAACAGCGTAAAACTGATACAAGGCGAGTATAAGGAGCAGCTCCTCTACAAAAAGTCTGACACATTAAGTATGTTGCCACTAAATTTGAAATGGACAGCAGGCAGCATAAAAAAAGATAAAGAATACTTAAGAGCAGGAGGCATCTACGCAGTAGTCACAGATGCAGCAAAGGCTAAAGGGAGCAATCTCACAATAGGCACAAAAACAATTCAGAACGTACTTGCATCATACAAGTATGCACTGAATTTGGACGGAATGGGTACTGGAGCGAACATGGTTCAAGCAATACACCATTTCAATTTTCCAAAGCTGAAATTAGAAGCAGATACAGAAGTCTGCGTGCAATATGTGCTTGAGATAGCTACGGGATATGGCCGAATATCGGGCGAGTTATCAATAGGAGATGCTAACGCGGAAATAGGATTCACGGACAACCGAGCGCACACCTACACTCAGGCGGAATGCAAAATAACATTCACTAAAACGAAAAAGGAAGCAAAGGCTATATGGTATAACACCACACAATACATCGAACCAACGCTTGATGTACATACGAGTATGTTCAAGATTGCAAAGAGCGCAATCACGCTTAAAGGTGGCGAAAAATTCAAGCTTGACAACCTTGTTGTTGCGAAGCTTCCGACACACTTCTTCCCAGCGAACAAGCAGCAAGACGCAGAGGTAATCAAGGCCCTCGCTGAAACGCGATTAACGCTGCCGTCGCCTGGATATATAGACACACAAGAGGCCAAGGACGGAGAGATTGTTGAAAAAGTGCTTGTATTCGATGACATCTACCCTCGCACTAAATCAAAAATAACAGAGGTGCGCGACAAACTGCAAAATGTAGTGGACGAGAACAAGCAGCCCACAGGCGAGAAATACACCGAATATTACATCAAGACAAACGAGTTCGTCTTTGATAGAGCATGGCAACTGCCAAATGGTGAGAATATGCAAGTTATCTTCCAGTCTGGCCCACTCTCAGGACTGACCTTTGATGTGCAGTTCAACAGTTCTGAAACGCCCACAGAACCAACCATTGACCATCAATTTTTTCGCATTCTGAGGAAACAGTTCGATGGCGGTCTTTACCTCCCGAACAAGTCAATGCACCCCGAGAAGGACAACGAATTTATCCTGACTGGCTGGGATAGCTCGCGAATTGCAGACCTTAAACTGATAGGCAATGCTCAAGAAGAACTTGCAAAGGAAACGCAGAAGCAAATCAAGAAAATGATGATTGACCCGAATACCTACGAATGTACCTTGTTTTCGGACATAGCGTATGGTGTGAGGGAGAAAACAAACATTACCGATGACAGCGGCAACACACTCGTTGACGATTACGGCAATGAGATAGTGCAAGATTATAGCGGCAGCGACCTTGACGCAAAAAACGCATGGGACTTCGACCTCGGCAGACGAGTAACAATGTATAACGCTGCACTATTCCGCAGCGGAAAGCGCGAAAGCCGCGTTATGGGCTACGAAAAGAAGATGGACATACCTTATGACAGCCCAACATACATCATCGGAGAAAAGGCCACCTACTCCAAGTTCAAGGACTTGGAGAAGCAGATAAATAACGAAGTAAGCCTTAATATTGGCGGCAGCACACTCGTAAGCGAAGGCACATCGGGTGGAGCATCAGTCTATATCATCAAGACTAACGACACAACAAAAGAAACTGATGATAACGTGTATTCTGCTCTCCGTATGAAGAACACCTTTCTCCACAGCCGCGATGATGACAACGCACAAGGGCTGATAACATTCGAGGCTGGTGCAATGTTCGCAAGCGGTTACAGCGGAAATGACACTGCCGCAGATGGTATAATAGAATATTTTGAATAGATATGGCAAGATTACTTAGCACATGGTTTAACGGTTTTGTGGGGAGCGCAAGAAGTACTGGAAACAAGGTGCTTAACGCTTTCGGAAAGGTGGTGTGCGAGATGCAAGAATACTTTGCTTCGGACTTCATGGGCCATGGGTGGAAGATATTCAACAGCGGTTCGGAAGAAAGCCCCGAATATACGCTTGAAATAGACAATGTAAAGGTGCGCAAAGCCTTTATTGCGCATGAGCTGATAATAGACCAAGTGCGTGCGATATGCGGCTCACTCGGCATCAGCCAGGCGTGCGGCAAGGTAAAGGAAGTAAGTCTGCGCACCGATAAACACGGAAACCAATACTACCTTATTAAACTCGAAGGCGAAGCCACTCACGGATATGGCGGCTTTGCGAAGAATGACCTTATACGCTGCCAGCGTGTGGAGGTGGGTTCTGACGGAGTGACCAAAGGCATAAAGGGCTACTGGGTGAAGATTGAGAGCGCAAACATGAAGGAGGGTTGGTTCACCGTCATGGCCAGCGAGTTTGTGGGCGAAATCAAGCAGGAAGAAGAATCGGAATTTGTGGAGAGCAACGATGTGCCGATGAACTTGCCTGCGGCTGGTGACGAGATTGTGCAGTATGGCAACACAACCGAAACGAACCGACAGAATGCGATATACCTCCATGCCACCGAAAACGGCGTGCCGACTATTGACTTGCTTAATGGCGTAAACTCCAAGTCTTTTTCGGGCAAGATAGTTGCAAGTTTAGGCCGTATACCTGATGGTGGTGGATTTGGTTTGTATTTGAAAAATGGTACAATAATATCACTTAACAGCAATAGCGGGAAATATAATTACCATTTTAACGAGAACGGCAGTTTTAGCCTTGGGCAAGGTGCGATAGATTACGACCCCAAAACTGGTGTTGTGACGATAGGCAGTGAGGTTGTGATTAAGTGGGGTGCGAACAGCAAGAGCAATGTGACCTATCAGATAGGCAGCAGCGGAGTTAATGCGCCAACGGGGACATGGTTAAACAGTGTGCCGCCATCGGAAGTGGGCAAATACCTGTGGACGCGCACGAAATGGCCCGATGGCACGTATTCTTACAGCGTGAGCTATATGGCGAAAGACGGTGCGCCTGGGAAAGATGGTGCGGACGGGCAGGATATGCGCCCAAACTTGCTTGACTATACAGAGTTCAAGCAAGAAACGTTTGACAATGTGCCGACCACAGACAAAACTTTTGAACTGAAGGGTACGAGGTCTGACGGTTTGAACGGACATGGCGCGGTGCAGATAGAAACTGCATTCAAAATAAATGGAGATTTGCCGACTCCTGACTCGTATGTTGATTTTTTTCAGCAAAATGTCAAGAGCAAAATCGCGCCATCAACTTGGTACACGCTTTCTTTTTATCTAAAAAGTAAAAGCATTGCGCAACCACTATATACCTATATGTGGACATATGACACAAACGGCCTTACAATGGTTGACACCACTGAGAAGATGATTGTTGACGGAAAGGAACAAAACACGCCAAAAGATGGTGCTGTTAAATTTTCGCCAATACATGAGTGGACATACCACACCGTGACATTCAAGACGGCAGCCAATTTGCCAGATACCTGCCTTTGTTTGTTCCGCGCTATTACGAAACAAATACCTCAAAGCAATTTTATTGTGCCTGCTTTATTTCTATCAGAGCCAAAGCTCGAATTAGGCAAAGCAGCGAGCGCATGGACAAGGAGCGACAACGATATTGCAGGCATTGCGGCAGACAAGATAAATATGCCATCATGGGTGCGTCAGTGGGACGGACAGACTACCGAACTTGGTGCGGACTATGTGGCCGCGAAGAATGCCGCGTTTGGTACAAAGGACAGCGAAGGCAAGTTCTCTGGCATTGCCATGAGTGGCGGAGGTTTTGACATAGGCGGGCAAAATGTCATAGGCTTATATGCAATATCAAAAGACAAATGTGCTGTCAAGATTAACCCCACAACTGGGGAATACATATTTGTCGGTAAAATCTTATGCGAGGAAGGGCAGATGAACGGACTGCTCAATGGCTCATACATTAAGGGCATCACACAGATAACAAATGAAGCAGAGTGGGACGATATACTGCCAGTATACAAAGAAACCTATTATAAGCCTGACTTTTATAAGCTAAACCCTATTGTAATATTGTCGTATGCAAAAGTTGATGCACCTATGATATACCTTCCACCATACGACAAAACCGCAGAGAAATTGCTTGAAGCATATCAATTCATAGGTTATACGTTTTGGATAGTTAACAAGAGCGGAAAAACGATAAGCATTGAGCCAGTATCAAGCATCAAAATTGAGAATAACACAGTAGTTACTAATGCGTCAGGTGAGAGTGTATTGACTAAATCTTATTCAAATGCTAATTTGCAGCAACGAAAGATTGCAAACGGAAAGTCAGCATCGCTTACGGGCGTTATGGATAGTGATGGCAAATTCTTTTGGGTGATTGAGAAAATTGGAGTAAACGAGGCTATCACTGGCTCAACTGGCACAATAACACCAAGTTTTGGACTTGGTGGCAACACTCTAAAATGGAATACAGGTCGCACGGGCGGAAACAGCGGCCTACTAAAACCTTAATATTATGGCAACAGTAAAACTCAAAGACGTACTAAAATCGCTGCCGCAGGACACGAGTCTGACGGGCAGCGAGATGGTCGTGATAAACGACAACGGGGAGAATAAATACATACCCTACTCAAAGATAAAGAGCGGTCTTGTCAATGCTCAGGAGCGCAGAACCTTGGCCAATACCGCAGAATGGCTCATTGCGCATGATAATGTGACGACTATTGATGCGCTGAACAAAGAACTTGACGCATTTGGTGCGGAAACTGCACAAGGTCTGCACCGCATGAAGTGTTTTGGCATTCCGCTGTTCGTGACGTTCGCTAATCTGAACGTTGGTGACAGCGTATTTATGCAGACAATACAAGGCAGCATTACGTTCAACTCGGCAAAGACGAGCATTGCGTCAATCAACACTACGGGCAACTTGACTATTGCAGCTCGTTACTATCAAGGCGGCAAGTGGGGCGCATGGAACACGCCTCTTACGCCACCCACTAAGCAGAGCGGAGCTTCGGGCAAGTCGACGAATTACGTGTACTCGAAAGGTGATAGTGATAATCCTCTCACTGTGTTGAGTAGCAAGATGTGGACCTACACACATTCTGACCGCAACTTGTTCCTCCGATTTAAGCACTGGGGCGCAGCCAACGACACCGAACAAACCGACTACAGCCAAGTATTGTTATGCTATTTGGTGGGCAAGAACCAAGACGGGCTGATGGATAAGTATGTGTTTGCTCGCCTCCTAAACAACACTCTTGCAGAAGGGCTGAGCACTACAGACAATGTGATTGTTAACTACACAAACTTTGCTGATAGTGGCAACAAGCAACTTGTACTCACTAAGGCCACCTCGGCCAAGGCAGGTGTGATGACAGCCACTGACAAGACCTTGCTAAGTGGGCTTGGCAGCTATCTGCACCCCGTGACAGACAATCTTACCACGCTTGATGCGCTCAATACCAAGCTAAACGGCATGGGAGCGAGTACGGAGCAAGGTACGCATTATATCAAGTGCTTTGGCATTCCACTCACGGTGACTATGTCGGTGCTCAATGTTGACAAGAAGGTGGTCATGCAGACGATAACGGGTTCAATCACATTGAACACTGACAACACAACTCTTGCATCAATCAACGGCACAGGAAACTACACCACCGCAGTGCGCTATTTACAAAATGGCAAGTGGGGCAAATGGAGTATGCCACTCAATCCTCCAACTGCACAGACTGGCACGTCAGGCACAAAGACAAATTATATTTACTCGGCTGGTTCAGACCAAGACCCCACCAATACTATACTTAGTTCCAAAATGTGGATATACCAGAATGGAGGCTATGACAAGTTTATCAGATTCAAACATTGGGGCGCGAATAATGACGAAAATGACGAGAATTACAGTCAAGTATGGCTTCCCCCTGCCTGGACTGGCGGTAATGGGTTATTACGGTGGGACGTATACAGACGTCTTGATGCCTTTGAGCTTCGCGAGCAGAACTCCACTGCGACAGAAGTAAGGGTTGTGACACCCATATTTACCACGGGCGGCACGCGAGAATTAAGCATTTCGGCTGCGACAACTGCAAAGGCTGGTGTAATGACGGCTGCGGACAGAGAATTATTGAACAAAATTAAAGCAAAACTCGGACTATAATGAACAGACTACAAGAAATAAGGATTGAGTGCGTAAAGATAGCGGCATCTCGCGGCGACATAAAGCCAGATGAGATAGTTGAAGTTGCGAGAGAGATAGAAGCCTATATAAGGAGAAAGGAGGGTGAATGCTGAGAACAGTAAGCACAAGCGGAGGAAGTCCTGTGCTGGTGACAAGCGGAGCGATGCTTGCTGGCACTTTTTACGAAGAATTGCTGCAAGTGTTGTTCGACCTGCGGTGGCTCGTGCTTTTTATTATCGTACTTGTCTTTACCGACTTTTGGAGCGGCCTTACAGCGAGTGTAAAGGTGCGTAAGGAAGATTTCAGGCTCTCGCGCGCATTGCGCAGAACGATTGTGAAGTTCCTTGAATACATCAACTTTATCATCTTCGGGCTACTACTCTCTAAAGGCATTTTGGACCCATTCGGTATAGGCAACAGCCTGATGGGCGGAGCAATAGGCGGTGCGATAGCATTGCTTATAGAGTTCGACAGCATTTATGGTCATGTGTGCGACATTCACGGCATCAAGAAGCGTTTCTCTATTAAGCGGTTGTTCGTGGCTTACATCAAGAAGAAAGATGCTGACATCGGAGATGTGATTGAACAAGAATTGAAATAAAAATTGGCGCGTTTCACAACGCACCAACCCCTCAACATAACCTTGTCAAAACAAAAATATTAACACCTACAAAGGTAAGAAAAATAAGTTTAGACGTATGGAAAGTTGGAAAGAATTAGCGGCATTTGTGCTGGAGCGCGAGGGCGGCTATTGCAACAGAAAGGCTGACAAGGGAGGGCCGACTAACAAGGGTGTGACATTGGCCACTTACCGCAGTGTGTATGGGCAGAGCAAGACGGTTGAGGACTTGAAACGCATTACTGATGCGGAGTGGGAACACATATTTAAGAAATTCTATTGGGACAAGTGCAAGGCGGACTACATACAGGACAAGAGTGTTGCCTTTATCCTCGTGGACTGGGCCTATAACAGCGGAGTCAAGACGGCCGTGACGCACTTGCAGCGGATAGTTAAAACGACTGCCGATGGCATCATGGGCAAGCAGACCTTGCAAGCGGTAAATACGCGTAGTCCGCTGCCATTGTTCGGGGCATTGAAGCAGGACAGGATAGCTTTTTATAAGGCAAGAGCTGCCAAGAATCCGAGTCAGAAGGTGTTCTTGAAGGGGTGGCTTAATCGGGTTGGTCATTTCGCTTATAACAAGTTCGTATAATACGAAACTGCCACACAAGTTTCCCCGTGCGGCAGTTAAGTGTTCTAATAATACTTTTTTTTATGGTCACTGCAAAGGTAACAAATATAACCAAAAATATGCGTAGAGTTAGTGGTTTTTTAATCGTGATTATCTGTGCAGTTGTCTTGCACAGCAGTTGCGCGCGCAAGGTTGCGCAGAGCATTGAGCGCACTCACGACACGCTGATAGTGTATAAGACCGACAGCGTGATGGTGCGCGATACGATTGTGACAGTTTCCAAATTGGAAAGTGTGGACAGTGTAGCGGAGCGCATGACCACCTATGTTGTGGTGGACACAGCTGGCAAGGTGCTGACTAAGTATGTGTATCGCGACAGAAGCGTGTATCACAACAAGGACGCTCTTAGTGCGAGCAGTCATGTGTCATGCCGCACACACCGCACGAACAGCACAAGCCACAAGGCTATGGTGCGTGATGCGGTGACAAAGGTTGAGAAGCCTCCTGCAAGGTGGAGGCTTCGGGCCGTTGGCGGTCTGTTTATCATAGTAATATGCGTGTTGTTATATTACAACATATATAGTAAGTATAAGTGATTTTGTTGGGTTGTTTGTTTGGCAAGCATGGGCGCATGGTGATGTGTTCCGTGCTTGCCTTTGTGCTTAATTTTTACAAAACAAAATCACTTATGAAACAATGGAACAATTACAACAGATTTTTGATTTTGCAGTTGAAGCCGTGATGCAAGCCAGCGGCCTTGACTTTGATGCGCTTGCAAACTGCCGCTCGGAGCGGTGTGTGGTGGCGCGCGTGGTGCTTGTTGACGTACTGATGGAGCTTGGTATGAGCGAGGGTGATATTGCATTCCTTAGCGGCATGAGTCAGCAGAGAGTTAACTCGCTTAAGAATAGTGCGAGGTACAGGCTAAAGGGGCTGGCTGCACGGGTGATGAGGGAGGAGGTGAGGAAATCCGTTTCCTTGCCAATAGCGGAAAATAATCGGTGATAATATGGCAGAAATGCGCGTTTTTGTGTATTTTGCCGAAAATAATACGAGATAAAGGACGGACTAAAAAGAAAGAATAAAGGCCACCTGGATTGGGTGGCCTTTAGTTATATGGGATCTTACAAGTCAGGATTCGAGAAGTTAATGTTGTATTTACAAATTCATGATTACAGGTCCATCGATAATTTGGTCGATATACATTGGCGGAATAATGACATTATCTAAGCCTTTTTCTTTCGTCTTCAATAAAACTATACCACGTAAAGACCCATAACTTATAGAGCCGCATTGAACTAAAAACCCAGTAGGAATTACAATTCGCCCATTATCTATCATTTCATTAAAAGATTCAGACGAGATTTTATAGATTGTTTCTAATTCTATATCAACAAAGGTTTCAGTTTGTTTTTTCAAAACGAACTTGTGATTGCATAGGATTAAATTGTTATCCACATTAACTCCGAAAGAGAATGTATTGCCTAACTGAATACGTTCTGCATCGTAATTCTCAGGAATTATATCGGAATGCAGCACTCGCATTGATGCAATTTGGTATTCTATTGGTTTCATGCCGCTATTCTGTATTTATCGTTATATTGCGCTACCTTAATGTCAGTATTTTGCTCAATTTTTTTCGAGGATATATACGCAGAAACATTGCAAATGTTCACTTTCGCGAAATCAATCGTTTCATCTGTATAGAATGAGTTTGTTGTCTGACTTGGGAAGAACTCAGCTTCAGGAGATAAAGTAAAAAGGTCTTCATCATCGCAGAACAAAGGGGCGTAATCTCCATACACCTTATTCATTTCGTTCTCAAAAGTCAGGGCCTCTTTACAAAATCCTTCATCTTTAGATATGATGAATTTAGGCGAAAAGGAAACCATGAAGCATTTTTCCAAATCGTTATACTCGAACTTTATACTAAGCCAAGTATACTTTTGCAGCATTTGGCCAAACCATGTATTAAGTTGTTCTTTGATTATTTCCTTTTTCATAGGTCACCCAAATTACGTTTTATTTTTTTAATTGCGGCTTCTGCATTTTCTTTGCATTTCAAACTCTCAAATTCCGAGAAATCTTTTGTGGTGTAATCGGCCTCGACCCTATTTTTCTTTAGAAGTCTAAATAGATGAGTGAAGTTTCGTCTTTCGTTGTAACTATCAAATCTGTTGGTAATTTCATTCAAAAGGTACTCATGAGAACTTTGACTTGAAATATCTTGCTGTTCATAAGATAACGGAGTATTCCGTGTGTTAGCAAGCATATATTTCATATATTGCAATACCGCATAATAAGAGCAATGTATTGATGAATTATAACCAAGGGGCTTGCGCAAACCTATTAATTTTTGCGCAGCTTCCAATGATTGTTGAGATTTATTTTTCATACAATAACACACTCTTATTTGAGTGCAAAGATACAACTGCAATCTACAACTTCCAAATAAATTAACAAATATTGGTGCAGAGTTGAGTACAAACAACTAACAAGCAACAAACAAAACTCACAAGCAACTCACAAGCAACTTGTCACCATCTTTGCGGTATCGGGGGATATTCCCCGACCGACTTAATACATTCAAATAATTATGGACAATGTAGAGAAAGTAATCTGTTGCGACAGAGGTAATGATGCGCTTGCCTATGCGGCAATGGCGAACAACAAGGGCAATGACCCTATGGCCTTGGCAGCTATGATGAACGGTGGCCTTGGAGGTGCTAACCAGTGGTTGAACAATCCGTTTTTGTATCTTATTTTCCTCGCCATGTTCGGTGGCAATGGCTTCGGGTTTGGCAACAACCGCAATGGTCTGCAAGATGCCGAGATACAAGGTCAAATTCAGTCGCTGCGCTCGCAGATGGCTGACAACCACAACTCCGACCTGCTGATGCAGGCAATCAAGGGCAATAACGATGCCTTGACCACACTTGGCGCGAACCTTAATTGCGACTTCAACCAGTTGCAGCAAGGCGTGTGCGCTGTTCGTTCCGCTATTGACAACGTAAGCGGCAAGGTAGGTTTCTCTGCCGAACGCGTAATCAACGCAGCGGAGAAAGGTGATGCGGCAGTTATCCAGGCAATACAAAATTGCTGCTGCAACACACAAAACAACATCACCAAGATGGGCTATGAGAACCAGCTCGCAATACAAGGACAAACTAACTCCTTGCAGCAGAGCCTCAACTTCGTCAACTCATCGGTGGAGCGCGGATTTAGCTCTGTTGGCTATCAGATGTCGCAGGACAAGTGCGATGTAATCCGTGCAGGACAGGACAACACGCAGCGCATAATTGATGCGCTTAACAATCATTGGTATGCTGACATTGACCGCAAGTATCAAGACGCACGTTTGGAACTCTCTCAGCAGAACCAGACTGCCGCACTGATTGCAGCCCTTGGCAAGACTACAACTGCAACGACATGAGGAGGTGTTTCCAAAACGGAAATAACCACTGATGGCCATTCTATTGACGCCAACGAAAAGGTTGACAACAATAGCTTTTTCGTGAGGTCGCGGAGAGGTCGAAAAGAGAAGTAATAACAAGCACGTGGGGAGGTGATTGCCCCACGTGCTACTAACACGTTGTTGAAATAATGCTATTCAAAGACATCAAAATCGGTTATCCGATATATTTCCTTGACAAGGAGGGCGCAAGGTATTACCAAGGCAAGGCCGTGAGTGTTGCAGTTCCGCGCTACGACAATAACCAAGCCAAGGCTTTCGGTGCGCAGCCGACTGGCCTTGTGGTAGACATAACCATAGAGGCAGATGGCGCGACCAAGACATACACAATCCCCGAAACTGCAACAATAACGTATGCAGGGCATCTTGTATTGTCAACAGACAAGGACGGAATACTAAGGGAGGTGGAAGCACTAAAGGCTGCAAGCGAGGAGGCACTGTCACAGGTTGAGCGGCACAAGCAAACGGTTACAGATTGTAGTCAGTTAATGGAGGAGCTTAATCCTGCCTTTGCGGAGAAGCGTGCGCAAGACAAGCGGATTGAGGGCATTGAGAACGAGGTGAAGAGCCTTGGTGCTGTCCTTCGTGATTTTATTAACGAGTTCAAAAAGTAAGATTATGGGAAGATTATATATGGTATTTTGCAAGGGTGGTGGCAAGTGCAAGCACTTTGACAAGGAAAGTGCAGAGAAGGCTGTCAGCCGCATATACTACACGACTAAGGACGGCGCAGAGCATCACGGGCCGCACTGGAGCATGGAGCAGGTGCTTGAAGCGACGAAAGGGTTGCAGTTCAAGCCTTGTGTGACGGACTACGACAAGTATGTAGCGTTTAATGCAGCTTATGCCGACTTGTGCAAGACGTTGACGCCAGACTTGATTATAGAGACGGGTCATGCGTTTTTCTTCGAGGACGAAGATGCGCCCTGCAATAAGATATGGATATACATGGAGAGTTTTGAATAAACAAAAAAAGCGTGGCAGAACGTCACGCTTTTTTCGTTAGAGTCCGAGTTGCTTGATTAGGTAGTCACCTACCGCTAAGTTTTCTTTCTGAGCAGAGGTCTTGATTTCGTCTACTGCCTCTTGTGGCATTCGGCAGTATAATACTGCATTACCTACTTTTTTGCGGCCTGCGTTGGGGCGTTTTCCACCCCATGTTTTTTTGTCGTCCATATATTTTACTACTTTATCTTCATCATCATCGGGCAGCTGTACAGTTAGCCCCAAACCTTGTTCACCACCCTAAATCTATTTGGTTCACTATTTGGGTCAATAGGCTTACTAAACTGACGCTGCAAAAATGGAGTCCTTTTTATAATCGACTCCATTTCTTCAATGGTGTGCGTCCCATCACAGAACAGGGATGTAAAACAGCCACATCTGTAATCATCTACCGACCATGGTTTAAGATATACTGTCCACATTCTTCCAAGGAAATAGCCTCTTCCAAAAGTAACATTCTCCAAGGACATATAGGACAAGGTGCGTTCTAATTTTTCACATACTTCGTGTTCAAGGTAGAGTGGCGATACGTCCCCATCATGATAAACAATAAGGGGGACACATTCACGACTCCCGTTAGTTCCAAAATAGAATATTTGGTGGTTATCCATATTACATTATTCTTAATTGTCCAGTAGGGCACCAGCGTGTTCCGTACTGGTTGTCTATGTTAGCTAAGTATTTTTCGATGCTTTTATTCACTTCTTCAAGCTCGCTGTAGATGCGAGCATAATTATCGTCATACCAATTTTGAAATTCTTGGCTATCGTGGTCGGGTACGTCATCGCCATATTCGTAGATAAGTCCATCAAGGTCGTCAATGTCGAGCAGCATGCTTACAATATCTAATTCGGGCAGTCCACTTTCGTTGATGGACTTTTCTATTTCAACTATATCAGACATAGAGTCGTTGTCTGCACTTTTGACAATGTTGTCTATATTGCAGTGGAACTCGTGACGGATAGCACAGAGCCTGGAGATGAGAGCAGCTTGCTCTTCGCTCATGCCATGTTCAACCGCAATTTCTTCGTTGTTGAGATTGCGTGCGGCAGCAGACTCTCTGCGGTAGTCGTATTGCTTTTGATTGAGATATGCCATAATGTTGCCCGTCATGCCGATAGCGCAGCGTTTGTTACTTAATCTATTGCTTCGTCAAGAGTCCACTCCGACTTGCAGTAGCTATCTTCCCCTATGTGATAGAATTTCTCATCTTCCACGACATTGTGTCCCTTATATTCGTATGCTTTCGCATACTCATTAAGGTAGCTCTCGAAATGACCTCATTGTTTTTCATTAGGCGGTAATAACCGCTAATGCTTTTCTCAATGCTGTACCCTAATTGGGTGATAATATTATCGTTCATGTTTGCAGGTTTTGATATTAGCAGAATGTTTCAAATTCCTCTTTTGTTATTTCTTCAAACACATCTCTGCTTTCATCTTCAAAGAATGGGCATGTGCGATTGATGTAGATTTCTTCTCCGTCCTCACCTACAAAAAGGAAGGCATCTTCGTAGGGACGATTTGGGTACGACTGTTGTATGCAGCATGGTGCTTGGTATACTTTGCCCTGCAAAACCTCATCGTCTGTGATGCAGATTTCATCACGATTGATGCCGTGTTCGACATCTACGAATTGCTGCAAGATGTCAGACGGAATTTCATGAAGCTTGCGAACTGCAATTTTATCCTCGCCAAAGTCGGTATTCATATAGATTGTTTCGTCGTCCTCGTCACCTGGTTCGACTTTTTCGTACATGTCCTCTAACCAGGCTTCAGAATAATTTAATTGTTCGTTGGGGTGACAAAGCTGGCCGTAGTCATCTTTGATATATATGTCCCAATCGCAGAGTTGAGAACCGAATGCACCACAATAGATTTCGCTGTGTTTGCAAAGCAATATGCCATCTTCGCGTTTTACGAGTGTGTCAAAGATCTTTGATAAAGATAAATTGGTCGTCATAATTTCTGATTTTTTTAGTGATTTGATTGATACAACTTGTAGAAATTATGCTTACCTTTGCGTTGTCAACCCTATCAAGGGTTGAGGATTGAAACGCTCTAATGAGCATAATTTCTACTATTGTAGATAAAGAGTCGAGAGTTAAATCTCGTGGTAAGCCCCACCCCATGACGGTGGGGCTTTTTGTTATTTGACTGGTTCTATTTCGACTGCCCATGCAGGTGTTGTATAATCTTCATAGGCGACAGCGTAAAAAGAACCGTCTACTCGGACTACTTCAAAATAGTAGTCATTCTCGTGTGCCGATAGCCACTCTTTGTAGTCCTCTGAGCCAAGTTTCAAAAGAAACTCATAAATAGCTCCTTGGTCGTCTTGCTCTGATAGAGACTCGGATTTTTCGAAATAGCGAGGTTCTACGACCTCGTATATATCTTCCTTCGCTTTTAAGTCTGTTGTTGTCATAATAATGTGGGTTTAAGTTGTTTGTTACTTCGTTTCTTAATTACAATGCAAAGATACGGTCCTTGTTTGAAAAATGCAAGCGAAAATCAAACTATTTTTGCAAACCATGTTGCAAAACATATTATTTGTCAGAAAAACGCCTGACAAGCATTATCTTTGCGCCCAGTAGTAATTACGAAAGGCGTGGCAGAAATCGCACGCACCTCAAAGATATGCGTGCGATTTTGCGTGCTATTTGTTGTGTTTTCTTGTGATATATTTCACAATCAAAAATCATAAACGCTTGATAATCAGCACTCTATTGTGTTATATCTACACAACTAAAAACAATCCGTGAGTCCTAGCTGGTCCACAT